CACGCACGCCCTGTCCGGCATAGCTGATATTTTCAGGGTCATCAAAAACACCACGTATTACTGCGCCGGACTGCTCACCGGATGTCATGGTGGCTGACGTTCCCATGTACCCGCGTATCGTTTCATCGGCGCGGGCAATGGCAGCATCGAACAGGTTATCGAAATCAGCCACAGCGCCTCCCGTTATTGCATTCTGGCCAGGCCGCGCTCTGTCATTTCGGCTGCCACACCGGCAGAGACACGAAACGCCGTTCCCGGCAGCACAAATGCCACAGGTTCATCCCGCGTGACGTGAAGTGCATCAGTATGCAGCTTCACCAGTGCCACGACCGTGACCAGTTCAGACGTATCCAGAATCACGGTATCCGGCTGCGCTGATCCCACCTCATTTTCATGTCCGGTCAGCACATTTTCCCGGCTGAGAGGGGTGTCCTGACCGGCAGTTTCATCCGTGTCATCAAGCTCCTCTTCCAGCTCTGCCACACGGAGCGCCAGTTCTTCTTTCGTCCCCGTCAGGCTGACATCACGGTTCAGTTGTTCACCCAGCGAGCGGAGACGGGCAATCAGTTCATCTTTCGTCATGGACTCCTCCACAGAAAAACAATGGCCCCGAAGGGCCATGATTACGCCAGTTGTACGGACACGAACTCATCAGGGTCAGCCAGCAGCATCAGCGGTGCTGACTGAATCATGGTGAACTCACGCGCCGGATCGCCGGTGGTCACCCAGTTTTTCGGGTAACGGGCAGAGGCGTTAATGCCTTCGCGCTGTGCGTCCGCATCCTGAATGCAGCCATAGGTGCGCAGACCGCGTGCCTGAGTGTTCCCCAGCACCATCGTGTTGTCCGGCAGGAAGTTCTTTTTGACGCCGTTTTCCACGTACTGTCCGGAATACACGACGATGGCCACATCGCCATACATTCCCTTATAAGACACCGCTTTGCCCAGGTCTTTTACCGCTGTCTCCAGTTCGGAATGAGAGCCGCGACGGGTATCCAGCTTCTCCCTGACGGCTTTGAAGGAACGGAACAGCGCCCAGCCTTTCGGGTCAAACACGATGATATTCACCACGCCGCTGGCGTTCAGCGCGTAGGCTTCGATATCGTCGGTCGGGTCATACGTGGACTTGTCACGCTTGCTCCACTCCGTGCCGCCGGACTGCGTGATGTTGTTCGCCGCACTGCGGCCCATATCCACCTCAACCGGATCGAAGGCTTCACCGGTCATGGTGTATTTGCCCTTGAGCACGGCAGAAACTGCCTGCATCTCTTCGACCTGAGCAATGGCCAGCTCTTCGTCACGCATGTTCTGCATGATGATGCGACGGCGGCGGTAAGCCGGGTCCGCCAGATTCTGCGGATCTTCATCCGGCAGGCGACGCAGGGTCATCTGCGGATTCACTTCATGCTTCGGCTTGACATATCCCGGCGTAAATTCAGAGGTGGAGCCGCCACGGGAACGGATAACCTCACCAGAAACAATCGGCGAAACGTACAGCGCCATGTTTACCAGTCCCGGAATTTGTGAGAGATAGACTTTCTCCGTGGTGAAGGGATAGCTCTCACGGAAAAAGAGACGCAGAAACAGCGGATCAAACTTAAATTTCTGCTCATTTGCCGCCAGCAGTTGGGCGGTTGTGTACATCGACATAAAAAAATCCCGTAAAAAAAGCCGCACAGGCGGCCTTTAGTGATGAAGGGTCAGGTTAAACGATGCTGATTGCCGTTCCGGCAAACGCGGTCCGTTTTTTCGTCTCGTCGCTGGCAGCCTCCGGCCAGAGCACATCCTCATAACGGAACGTGCCGGACTTGTAGAACGTCAGCGTGGTGCTGGTCTGGTCAGCAGCAACCGCAAGAATGCCAACGGCAGCACCGTCGGTGGTGCCATCCCACGCAACCAGCTTACGGCTGGAGGTGTCCAGCATCAGCGGGGTCATTGCAGGCGCTTTCGCACTCAATCCGCCGGGCGCGGTTGCGGTATGAGCCGGGTCACTGTTGCCCAGCGGCTGGTAATGGGTAAAGGTTTCTTTGCTCGTCATAAACATCCCTTACACTGGTGTGTTCAGCAAATCGTTAACGGCATCAGATGCCGGGTTACCTGCAGCCAGCGGTGCCGGTGCCCCCTGCATCAGACGATCCAGCGCAGTATCACTGCGCGCCTGTGCACTCTGTGGTGCTGCGGCCAGAATGCGGCGGGCCGTTTCCACGGTCATACCGGGGGTTTCTGCCAGCACGCGGGCCTGTTCTTCGCGTCCGTGAGCCTCCTCACAGTTGAGGATCCCCATAATGCGGCTGTTTTCTGCCGCAACCGCAGCGGTGATCTGCGCGTTCACGTCCGGCTGCGCCGCGCTGGCGTTTTCGCCCTCCGTCGCTGGCACCACGCCAGTAACGTCAGCCTGCGAAGCAGTGGCTGAAACAGTTGTTGATTGAGTCTCTTTGGTCATTCGCCCTCCTGAGAGACGGGATTTACGTGCATCCAGTGCATCACGCATAACGGTGATCGCATCGGTGCTGTTGACAAGTTCATCAGCCAGTCCGGCATCAATGGCCTCCTGACCGCTGTACACTGCAGCCTCGGTATCCAGCACAGCCTGCACGGACAGGCCGGTATATGCCGACACCTTCTGCGCAAACATCCGGCGGGTTGCATCCATCCGGGACTGCAGTGTTTCCCGGACATCACCCGGTAGATGGCTGTAGGGGTTGCCATCCACCTTATGGCTGCCGCTGTAAATCAGCGTGATTTCCACGCCCTGTTTCTCCAGGGCAGCACCGTAATTACTGTGAGCCATCATGACGCCGATGGAGCCTGTCCGGGCGGTCTGCGTGACCAGACGCCGGGAGGCGGCGCTGGCAAGCAGCTGACCTGCACTGCAGTTCATGTCGTTGGCCAGCGCCCATACCGGTTTTATGTCTCGCACACGGGCGATGATGTCAGCACAGTCAAATGCTCCCGCCACCATCCCGCCCGGTGTGTCCATATCGAGCAGAATGCCGTCCACCATCGGATCGCTGGCAGCCTGTTGCAGACGGGCGATAATGCCGTTGTAACCGGTCATTCCCGAATACGGCTGCAGCGCCCGCGTCCGGCTGACCAGCGTACCGGACACCGGCAGCACGGCGATGCCGTTCATGACCTGATAACTCCGGGCCTGTCGTGGTCCGTCATCATCACCGGATAACGCCAGCGCCGCGGGTGCCTCTCCGGCAGTCAGGCTGTCGCCGGATACTGCATCCGTCAGGCGGCTGATCCCAAGCTGGCCTGCAAGCGCACAAAAGAAAACCCGCGCATAGGCGGGTTCAAGCATCAGCGGCTCATTAAAAGCCATGCTGGCAATATGCGGGAGATTACGCAGCTCTGCTGTCACTCTTCTCCTCCTCTGTTGATTGTCGCAGCCCGGATTCAAATGCCGCAGCCGCCCAGGCGGGCGGTTTAAGACCAGCTGCGCGGCGCTCCATCGTTTCACGGACCTGCTGGGCAAAAATTTCCTGATAGTCGTCACCGCGTTTCGCGCACTCTTTCTCGTAGGTGCTCAGTCCGGCTTCTATCAGCATCACCGCTTCCTGAACTTCTTTCAGACCATCGATGGCCATACGACCGGAGCCTATCCAGTCGCAGTTCCCCCAGGCACTGCGGGCTTCCTGAAAGCTGAAGCGCGCTTTTGAAGGTAACGTCACCACGCGGCGAACGATGGCCTCTTCCAGCCAGCACAGAAACATCTGGCTCGCCTGACGGGATGCGACGAATTTTCGCCGCCCCATAAAGTACGCCCACGACTCGTTCGCACTGGCCCGTGCCGTGGAGTAGCTCATCTGGGCGTAATTCCGGGAAAGCTGCTCATACGAGACACCCAGCCCGGCAGCGATATACCGCAGCAGTGACTGCTCAAACACGGAGTAGCCGTTATCCGTGTCCTGAGCCGTCTGCAGGTTCAGTGAGTCCCCCGGCATCAGGTGCGGCACTTTTGCGCCTCCCAGACGGACCGGTGCTGCGGCGTAATACGCGGCAATTTCACCAATCCAGCCGGTCAGCCTTTCCCGCTGCTCCTGACTGTTCGCGCCCAGAATAAAATCCATCGCTGACTGCGTATCCAGCTCACTCTCAATGGTGGCGGCATACATCGCCTTCACAATGGCGCTCTGCAGCTGCGTGTTCTGCAGCGTGTCGAGCATCTTCATCTGCTCCATCACGCTGTAAAACACATTTGCACCGCGGGTCTGCCCGTCCTCCACGGGTTCAAAGACGTGAATGAACGAAGCGCGCCCGCCGGGTAACTCGCGGGGTATCCATGTCCATTTCTGCGGCATCCAGCCAGGATACCCGTCCTCGCTGACGTAATATCCCAGCGCCGCACCGCTGTCATTAATCTGCACACCGGCACGGCAGTTCCGGCTGTCGCTGGTATTGTTCGGGTTGCTGATGCGCTTCGGGCTGACCCATCCGGAACTGTGTCCGGAACAGTCGCGAGGGACGGGTATCCCAGGTGGCCTGAACGAACAGTTCACCGTTAAAGGCGTGCATGGCCACACCTTCCCGAATCATCATGGTAAACGTGCGTTTTCGCTCAACGTCAATGCAGCAACAGTCATCTTCGGCAAACTCTTTCCATGCCGCTTCAACCTCGCGGGAAAAGGCACGGGCTTCTTCCTCCCCGATGCCCAGATAGCGCCAGCTTGGGCGATGACTGAGCCGGAAAAAAGACCCGACGATATGATCCTGATGCAACTGGATGGCGTTGGCGGCATAGCCGTTATTGCGTACCAGATCGTCTGCGCGGGCATTGCCACGGGTAAAGTTGGGCAGCAGGGCTGCATCCACACTTTCACCCGGTGGGTTCCACGCCCGCAACTGCCCACCAAATCCGCTGCCACCGCCGTGATAACCGGCATATTCACGCAGCGATGTCATGCCGTCCGGCCCCAGAAGGGTGGGAATGGTGGACATTTTCATACATAAAATCCTGCTGGTCCCCTGCGTCGCTGTGTCATGCCGGTCTGCACTTCCAGCTCAGCAATGTATTTTTTCAGGTCAGACACGGAAGTGGTCGTAAACTCCACTCGCCGTCCGTCTTTCTGTACCGTTGCCACCCGTTTTCCTGTCATCAGGTCATGCAGTGCCGCACGGGCAGCGGCAAGTTCTTCCTGTCGCGTCATTCATCCTCTCCGGATAAGGCACGGGCGTATTCTGCCAGTGTTTTCTTGTTGGTTGCTGCACCATCCTCTTCCTGCAGGCTCGCCAGCAGTGCACTGAGATCCAGCTGCCAGCGGGAAATACTGATGCGCAGCGCCGCCAGCGCATAAACGAAGCAGTCGAGCGCCTCATTGCGTCGCTTTTTGCTGTCCCACAGTATTTTTTTCCTGCCATCCACCCATTTTTCGACCTGCTCTTCAGCAGTCAGTTGCTGCGCTTCGGTAAGATCAAAAATATCCGGGTTATTCGGGAAGTGAACGGCACCGGGAAGCGGTTCATCCCCTTCCGGCGTCAGTGTGAAGCGGTTATAAATCTGCTCTTTCGCGGTATCCGTACCGATTTCGGTAAGGTAAACCCCGTTTTTGTTTCGCTTACGTGGCATGCTGGCCACCGGCTTTCCGTAGACGGATGCCCCTTTAATGGGGATCACCCGGAACAGCCCATGTTTTTTCGAGCGTTCATACACAATGGTCGGGTCAATCCCGCCAGTATCCCAGCAGATACGGGATACCGACATTTCTGCACCATTCCGGCGGGTATAGGTTTTATTGATGGCCTCATCCACACGCAGCAGCGTCTGTTCATCGTCGTGGCGGCCCATAATAATCTGCCGGTCAATCAGCCAGCTTTCCTCACCCGGCCCCCATCCCCATACGCGCATTTCGTAGCGGTCCAGCTGGGAGTCGATACCGGCGGTCAGGTAAGCCACACGATCAGGAACGGGCGCTGAATAATACTCTTTCCGCTCTGCCATCACTTCAGCATCCGGACGTTCGCCGATTTTCGCTTCCCACGTCTCACCGAGCGTGGTGTTCACGAAGGTTTTACGTTTTCCCGTATCCCCTTTCGTCTTCATCCAGTCTTTGACAATCTGCACCCAGGTGGTGAACGGGCTGTACGCCGTCCAGATGTGAAAGGTCACACTGTCAGGCGGTTCAATCTCTTCACCGGATGACGAAAACCAGAGAATGCCATCACGGGTCCAGATCCCGGTCTTTTCGCAGATATAACGGGCATCAGTAAAGTCCAGCTCCTGCTGGCGGATGACGCAGGCATTATGCTCGCAGAGATAAAACACGCTGGAGGGGTCATCCGGCGTCCATTTGAGGCCAAACGGCGTCTCTTTGTCGCCAAATTTAAGATACTGCTCCTCCCCGCAGTGCGGGCAGGCAACATGAAAACGCATAAAATGCGGGGATTCACTGGCTGCACGCTCAATCTGGCAGGTGCCTCTCACTTTGGGCGTGGAGCCACGGATGGACTTTGGCCAGACCGAGCCTTCAATACGCTTGTCACCCAGGAACGTCGGAGAGCCTTCCTGTTCAATATCCTCATCAAAGGCAGCAAGTTCATCATAACCCGCCACATCAACCGACTTTTCACGGTAGTTTTTTGCCGCTTTACCGCCCAGGCACCAGAAGCCACGACCATTGGTGAAACGCTTCATAGTGAGCGTGTTATCCCGGTGCTTTTTGCCATACCACGGGGCCAGAGACAGCAGCGACGGAATATCGCGGATGGTAGGCTCGACGTGGGTTTTCATAAAGTTCTCGGCATCACCATCCGTCGGCAACCAGATAAGGGTGTTACGCTGCTTATGCTCTATGAAGTAGGCATAAACACCCAGCAGCATTTTTGAATAACCAACACGGGCAGACTTCACCACATTCACCTCGCGGATGTAGTCGCTGCCCATCGCATTCATGATAGCCCGCTGAAAGGGTAGTGTTTCCCAGCGCCCTTCCTGGTATGCGGATTCTTTCGGGAGATAGTAACTGGCATCCGCCCATTCAACGGCAGTCTGTGGCTCCGGCCTGAACAGGGCTCGCAGCCCGGCGCGTACATCACGCCGCAGAATATCAATCTGACTGTTCGATATATTCACTCAGCAACCCCGGTATCAGTTCATCCAGCGCGGCTGCTTTGTTCATGGCTTTGATAATATCCCGTTTCAGGAAATCAACATGTCGGTTTTCCAGTTCCGGAAAACGCCGCTGTACTGAGAGAGGGATCCCGTCAAGAATACTGGCAATTTCACCTGCGATCCGTGACAGCACGAAAGTACAGAATGCGGTTTCCACCACTTCTGCGGAGTCTCTGGCATTCTTCAGCTCCTGGGCGTCAGCCTGCGCACGCGTAAGTCGATGGCGTTCGTACTCAATAGTCCCAGGCTGGAGATCTGCCTCGCTGGCAGCCCTGTAATCCTCAACCTCTTTACGGAGTTTTTCATTTTCGATATCAGCTTCCCTCTGCGCATACCACTGAATTGCCGTGGCGGTATCAAATACAGATTCAACGCCCTTACCACCTCCGGAGACGCAAGGGAGCCCCTGAGACTGCCAGCGTTCAATCGTTCGCGGATCCACGTTGAAAATTTCGGCAAGTTTCTTTTTATTAACCTTCATGAAACAGTCTCACAACAAATACAGGGTCCGACATGAAAGTGCCCGAAAATGACTTTTTCAGGCGTTTTCATGTCGGACCTTTACGGATTCGATATTAGAAAAAACAAATAGTTATGTTCGAGAAGTACCGACATGATTTTCCCCGGAAAATTTTCATAAATAGCGAAAACCCGCGAGGTCGCCGCCCCGTAACCGGTCGGATCGCCGGAAAGGACCCGCAAAATGATAATAATTATCATCTACATGTCACAACGTGCATCTACGCCATCAAACCACGTCAAATAATCAATTATGACGCAGGTATCGTATTAATTGATCTGCATCAAATTAACGTAAAAGCAACTTCAGATAATACAAATCAGCAACACTGAATATGGGGCAACATTATGTCATCAAAGAACAGAACCCGCAGAACAACAACCCGCAACATCCGATTTCCAAACCAGATGATTGAACAAATTAACATCGCTCTTGATCTGAAAGGTTCAGGAAATTTTTCAGCGTGGGTTATTGAAGCCTGCAGAAGAAGATTAATTAATGAAAAATATTCTCAATTTGTACCCAACAAAGACAAACACGACCAGAGAACCTGTTCAGACAGGTTTACTTAAACGACTTATATATGACACAAAAAGCGACCACTAAAGTCGCTTTTTCTTATGGTAACAGGCAATAACGCTCTCAGATATTTTTTAGCATTTTTTTGACCGCGCGTTTCCGGACGTATTCTGTTCTCCTGTCCCTTTATATCGTCGGAATACCCGCCGCTCTTCAAATCCCATTCCCAACTCAGAATGTAGTCTGTTGACCGCTTGTTTTATTTCTGTCAGGTTCATCGGTGAAACCGGAGTCCGGCGCGCCTTACGCAAACACTCTGCTCGTTTCTGTGCCGCCACTTTTCTTTTCTGGTCATCACTTAGCTGTACCATCACTTTTGCCCATCGTTCAGCTGCTCTCCGGTACAGTCCTTTTTTCTCCAGACATTCTGCCAGGTGATCATGTAGCATAAGTAACCTCCGTTTATCTACAGACTGCCATCCTGAATTTACCGTGCTTAATAAGACAACAATAAAAAACTAATTATATAAAAACAATAAAAATAATATACAAAAAAACTAAACAACAAAGAAAAGCAAATCATATCTGGCATTTTAATTGAAAGAGCAATTACCGAACAAAAGACGCTGACTATATACTCAAAACCAAACAACAATTCTGCCAATCAGGTATCATGGCAACACACGGAATTACCATGTTTTTGCCTTCTCTGCCCATACAATACGGGCATATACTTCATACTCTATTGTAATATTTCTATCCATGTGCCCCACTCCATTTACCTGTAAATAATATTCAAAATATTTATCACAGAAATCGTTTTTGGCCATGAACTGAGCACACTATAAAGTCCGGAACTGACTCTTTGTTAAATTACCTTAACGTTACCAGTAACACCTTCGTAACAAAACATCACGGTATACACTGGGTACGGATATATTCCTGTGCTCCTTCCAGTTGCTTCTGCATTGCCATCAGCCGTTCTCTGAGGATGAAATAATCCCGTTCAGCGGCTTCTGCCAGTCGGGGACCGGTTGCATTATCCACGCCGGAGGTGATGGGGGCTTTACGCAAGGAGCCTGGACAGTTGGCGTTGATGCGCAGGCGCTTACGACCAGCGGCAACATCAGCACGCAGAGTTTCATTTTCAGCTCTCGCATCGGCTAATTCCCTCGAGTATCTGGCATCAAGTGCAGCGACATCACGCTGGCGTACCTGCATATCAGTAATTGTCACGTTCGCCAGCTTCAGCTCACTGGCTTTTTTATCGCGTTGCGCTTTGTAGGTAATGGCGTTATCGCGGTAATGATTCAGCCCCAGACTAAGCACACCACAGGCTACCAGCAGGACAATAATCACCACACACAGAACACGGTTCATATCCCCCTCACCCCACCAGCCATGACAAAGTTAAGACGCGCCAGGCAGTGGAAAAGCAAATAGCAACCAGCATTAGTGAAAATGAAATGCCGACGATTACACAGAGGATCTTCGCCAGCGTTATGAGCTTGTCTGACATGCTTAATCCTCTTCACGATTTCAACGCAATGACCAGTTTTGCCAGCCCATACAGCATCGGAGACACAGCAATACCGACCGCCACCCACTTAATAGCAAAAGCCAGCGCTCTGCTGACGTCATCAGTTACAGGCGCTTTCAGTTCAAGGCCGTTTTTCATAGTCAATCTCAACAGAATTCGTTTATACTTTCCCATGTTCTCCCTTGCCTTACTCAAGGTCAGAAACACAAAACCCCGTTTGCGGCCAACAAACGGGGTTTTACTTTTATTCACTTAGTTTTTGCCAGTTCGCAGGATTTCGTGTTATCCGCCAGTGTGAGCAAACCGCATTTTTCAGCAAAATATTCTGCTTATCTGTCAATTCCCCAGCACGCCAGCGCGCTCTCCTGGTCACGCCGTGAAACCTGACCGTAGCAGTTGTTTGAGCGAATACGGCAGTCTCTGCCACCGTCCTTAATCCACCAGCGAATCGCCTCACACGCTCCCCTGCGATCACCTGCATTAATTCGTCTGTAAAACGTCGACGGGAAACACTTACCGGGACCAATGTTGTACGGACAGAATGACGCGATCCCCGCTTTCTGGGGTTCGGTCAGCGGTACTTTAATATTGCGCTCCACCCACTCCAGCGCCTTATCACGTTCAATGGCGTTAACCTGGTCGCATTTTTCCTTCGACAACTTCATGCCCGGAACGACAGGTTTACCATCCACCAGGATGGCACCGCGGCAGATGGTCCAGATACCCGCACCATCACGGTATGCCGTGGTGTGGTTACCTTCTTTTTCGTCAAGAAACTGGTCGAGGATTTCAGGCGCAGACGCCCCTGCACCAATCAGCGCCAGAACGGCAGCCGACAGGCCGTATCTGATTTTTGCGTTCATGGATATTTATCAGGGTTTATCGATTTCAAATCCCTGGATATGTTAAGTCTTCAGGCCAGCGGTGGAGTCTTCAGAGAACCCGTAATTATTCCCGGTAGTTTTCCTCTGTAGGTTATCAACACATCCTGCGCCTCTAAAATTACGGGGCGCTTTTCCGGCAACGGACCATCCCCTTCACATAACCCGGCAGCAACATCCATGAAAAACTGCTTCGCCTGCTTTTTCGCCTCAGCTTCGTAAAACTCCAGCGTGGCACCTTCAGTACGGTCAAGACTAATCGCCACATCTGGCAACAACAGTGACGGATACCCACCAATTTCCGGTGCCACAGTAACAGTAATCTTATCCGGGTAATTATTTATCCCTTTAACAACCAGTTCGTATTTTTTCTTCATCACTTTACTCTCCCCGCGCCGCCTTACGCCGGTCTTCTTTAATCTTGAAATACAGGTTCGTCAGATATGTCAGCAGCCCAAACAGCAGACTCCCCAGCACGCCTATCGCCACCCACTGGGACGGAGAGACTTTGTCCAGCAGCTGCAGTAACCAGTATCCCGTCCCCACCGCTGACGTGGTGTATGACACACCCGTTGTGATTTTTTCCATCTGGTACATACCCCGTCTCCCGTTATCCGGAAGCTGACAACAATAAAAAAGCCACCAGTTAACTACTGATGGCTCTGATAACTCATGCAGGCGTCTCAGACGACCCACTGACACTACCGGTGAGTTTAACGATACCTTCCATTTGACTGGCTCACTTTTTATGATGATGCCGGTGCATTTATCTCCAGCACCAGACTTTCTATCTCAACGCCATACGCTGCATTTTTTGTAACATCCGTCAGCGTCAGCGCATTCAGTCCCAGTGTCATACTGTCTTTTATAACCTGGAATGCCGGGCCAGCCACTCCATTCAGTTTCGGAGTAACCGTGGCACTGCCGGCGGTGAACACCAGCTCCAGCGTCTGCCAGTCGTTACCGTAATCGCCGAACTCCCCCAGCTTCGTGTTTCCGGCTTTCCTGTGATGCATCAGATTCACTCTGCCGTCAGTGGTCTGAGTGAAGTACGACATCAGGAACGGATTACCGGTACCCGTCATCGCCACACCATCAGGAACGGGAGCATCCGTATACAGATAAATCCCCAGCCCGAACTGATTGTTGGTCAGTGCGCCTGACAGGCGGAACTTACAGGTCAGTCTGAACCGCCCCGGAAATCCTGGAGACTAAACTCCCTGAGAAAGAGGTAAACAGGATGACTAAAAATACTCGTTTTTCCCCCGAAGTCCGTCAGCGGGCGATTCGTATGGTTCTGGAAAGTCAGGATGAATATGACTCACAGTGGGCGGCAATTTGTTCCATTGCCCCAAAGATTGGCTGTACGCCGGAGACTCTGCGTGTCTGGGTTCGCCAGCATGAGCGGGATACCGGGGGCGGTGATGGTGGGCTCACCAGCGCTGAACGTCAGCGTCTGAAAGAGCTGGAACGTGAAAATCGTGAACTGCGCCGCAGTAACGATATCCTTCGCCAGGCTTCCGCTTATTTTGCGAAGGCGGAGTTCGACCGCCTCTGGAAAAAATGATGCCACTGCTGGATAAGCTGCGTGAGCAGTACGGGGTCGGACCGGTATGCAGCGAACTGCATATTGCCCCGTCAACGTATTACCATTGTCAGCAACAGCGACATCATCCGGATAAACGCAGTGCCCGTGCGCAGCACGACGACTGGCTGAAGAGAGAGATACAGCGCGTATACGATGAAAATCATCAGGTGTACGGTGTGCGTAAAGTCTGGCGTCAGTTGTTACGGGAAGGAATCAGGGTGGCCAGATGTACAGTGGCACGTCTCATGGCGGTTATGGGACTTGCCGGTGTTCTCCGGGGTAAAAAGGTCCGTACGACCATCAGCCGGAAAGCCGTTGCCGCAGGCGACCGCGTAAACCGTCAGTTCGTGGCAGAACGACCTGACCAGCTGTGGGTGGCTGATTTTACTTACGTCAGCACATGGCAGGGCTTCGTCTATGTGGCGTTTATCATTGATGTGTTTGCCGGATACATCGTGGGGTGGCGGGTCTCATCGTCTATGGAAACGACATTCGTGCTGGATGCGCTGGAGCAGGCGTTGTGGGCCCGTCGTCCGTCTGGCACCATCCATCACAGCGATAAAGGCTCTCAGTATGTGTCACTGGCCTATACGGAGCGACTAAAAGAAGCCGGATTACTGGCATCAACAGGGAGTACAGGCGACTCGTATGACAACGCGATGGCTGAGAGCATCAATGGTCTTTACAAAGCGGAGGTAATACACCGTAAGAGCTGGAAAAACCGTGCAGAAGTGGAACTGGCCACACTAACGTGGGTGGACTGGTATAACAATCGACGATTGCTGGGAAGGCTGGGCCATACTCCTCCGGCAGAAGCAGAAAAAGCTTATTATGCTTCCATCGGAAACGATGATCTGGCAGCCTGAGTTCACAGATAAAACACTCTCCAGGAAACCCGGGGCGGTTCAGTCTGCCGCCCTGTGTCAGCAGGGTAATTGCGTCATCCACCGGATGCGTCAGGGACCAGGTTTTATTGCTCTGCCTGGTGATCTTAAATACACCATCTGACAACTGAATTCCGCCATCCTTAATGCTCCAGCCCTGCGCAGCAGCCTCTCCGGCTGCCGGCAGCAGGGAGATTGTGCGAACGGACGTATCTGCAGACGGACCCGATGGCGTGTTGCCGCCGGGCGAGGGTTTGATTTCCGGTGCCTTACCACTGATGAAGGCTGAGGTGCGCCCGGCTGCGTTCAGAATAGCGGTTGCCATACGATCCGGAATAATGCTCCTGCGCGCCCATGAACTGAAATGTGTCGGGCGGTTTGATGATACCTGGTTTCCATTCGTTCTCGATGCCGCACCGTAATATCCTGATGCCGGAATATCCGGATCTTCTGCCGGCGCGTTAGTGGCGGTATTGACGCCGTTACCGTCTGTCATGAAGGGCACAAAATAAACGCCCTCACTCTCCCTGTTTTTGTACGCCCCGTAAATGGTGTTGTACTGGGTGCCGTAGGTATTTTTCCAGTAATACGTCGTGTCACCACAAATCCACGGCACATCTGCAGCACTGCCACCATGGCACTGCGCGTTAAACACGGAGAGGTCAGCACGAAACTGTGCCAGCATGGCTGTAAACAGCGCAGGTTGCTGTGCGTGGGTGGCGGCGCTCATGTCAAACTCTCCCTGCATCCAGCAGACGGCCAGCAGAACGTTTTTGGGATTTTTCTGTAATGCCGCTTTAGTGCGGGAAATCAGATCCTGATATAACGGTTTACCCACACCCCAGCGCGCCGAATCCTGGCTGGCCCCCGCGTCCGCACTGAATGTCCCCTCCGCGCCCTGGGTAATGCCGAACCACCACGACAGCATGGTACCAGCAGGATCCCCGCGTTATTCGGGATATACGGAAGCAGTTTTTTGGCAATATGTAAGCCCTGGCCGACACAGCCGTACTGCCCTTTGCTCAGGTCTGCCTTCGGATGATTCAGCGTACTCATATCCTGCACATCATGCAGGCAGTGGTCGGCCGGAATAATATCGTTATATCTGCAGGCAGCCCCACCCGGCGTAACTGTACTGCGGCGCGCCAGCTGTTTAATGCGCGGATCCGGAGCATCGTATGAATCCGGCAGCGGAAGCCCTTCACCGTAAGCCATGGCATTGGACTGCCCGGCCAGTACGATGACGTAGTACCAATCCGGCTCAGTTGCACCACTGACCACCACATCACCTTCTGCTGTAATCACCTGCATCAGGGTATAAGGGGTTATGGCCACCGGACTACCAAACGGCTGCCAGCCCTCTTTCAGTTTGTGTGTCAGCTTTTCCGCAAGGTCTGACGGCGACGCCGCCCTGACAACATCATAATGTTTAAATGTCATTATTCCTCCCCTTTCCGGGATTTTCCTCAACAGTTGCGGGCCACGGTCCGGCCACAAGGAGAATCAAAAGAGGAGAACCGCAGCCCGCAAAACGAAAAAGGCCGCGCAGTTGCGCAGCCTTATAAACCCTGGTTAAAATCCACACGATAAAAATGACAATGCAAGTATCTCATGCTGTTGCCCGAACCCACTCGGGCTTTTTTTTGCATGTAAAAAGGCTCCTGCGATGAGAAGCCTGGATATATGCCTAATCTCTGTATACAGCATGATGCCGGGTGCCTCCCGGTGAATTCTGCAATGACCAGACAGAATCCGCAACTTGCCTATACAATACGCAACCAAACATCTGTCATTATGCCCCGCCGCTCAGGGGGATTCATCATGCAGGATTTTTTTAACAAACGCTCAGCATGTCAGGCAACAGTCAACTGCCTGAATTGTGAGGCATTTAACATTTCACTGTCCGGTGTCTTTCCTGTAATAAAAAGCCCGCAAAAGAGAGTCAGGGCAGATAAGTGTGGTGTGGTGCGTTGTACTGGATTCGAACCAGTGACCGATTGCTTAGAAGGCAATTGCTCTGTCCGGCTGAGCTAACAACGCAGAATACCGATAATGGACCGCCACCGGGGACTCCGAATCTCGCACAGGGTGACGTTCTTTCCTGATGAGCTAGTGGCGGTTGGTGGCCCTTGCTGGATTTGAACCAGCGACCTGGCGATTATGAGTCGCTCGCTCTCACCGCTGAGCTAAAGGGCCGATTGCTGAATAATAACGACGCATGATTAACTCCGCAATCTCATCCGTTACGAATGATTAAATCCTGTACTTCCCGCACCGTCTGCTCAAAACGTTCAGTCTCCAGTTCAACGCCAGTTGCACGACGTCCCAGCGCCATCGCTGCTTTCACTGTCGACCCCGACCCCATGAAGAAATCTGCAACCAGGTCTCCCGGACGACTGCTTGCGCTGATTATCTGCTGCAACATTTCTGCCGGTTTTTCGCACGGATGTTTCCCTGGATAGTACTGCACCGGTTTATACGTCCACACATCGGTGTACGGCACCTGCACCGTCACACCGAAATACCGCCGCAGATGCTTATATTCACTCTGCAGCTCCGCATACTGTCGGTTCAGAGAGGCATACGTATCCACCAGCTGGTGGTGGGGCTTTCCAGTTCACCCCGCTGATGCTTCTCTTCTGCCACCCGGGCAAACAGTGCCTGTAATTTCAGATAATCGCTTTCGTTCGGCAGCTGCCACTGACCGGCACTGAACCAGTGCGACACCATGTTTTTCTTTCCTGTGGCATCTGCAATCTGTTTTGCCGTTATCCCCAGGACAGCGCGCGCATCACGAAAGTAAGCAATCAGCGGGGCCATCACATGCTGTTTCAGTGTCCTACCCTTCGCCTCATACCCGGCATCTTTCGGACGATACGGCCCCTGATAATGCTCTGCGAACAGAATGCGCTCTGTGGCGGGGAAATACGCCCGCAGGCTTTCCTTGTTGCACCCGTTCCAGCGTCCGGACGGCTTTGCCCAGATGATATGGTTCAGCACGTTAAACCGCTCACGCATCATGATTTCGGTGTCAGATGCCAGACGATGGCCACAGAACAGGTAAAGACTTCCGGCAGGTTTCAGCACCCGCCAGAACTGCGCAAGACACTGGTCCAGCCACTTCAGGTAATCTTCATCACCCGCCCACTGGTTATCCCAGCCCTCGGGTTTCACTTTGAAGTACGGCGGGTCCGTGACTATCAGGTCAACAGAATTTTCGGGTAACGACCGCATAAATTCCAGGCAGTCGGCGTTGATTAACTCACAACTGGATATTTTTACAGTATTAAGCATGGATCATTAAGCCTGTCTCTGATAGGCTCATTCTGCTTTTGCGCAAAGCAGTGGGCCTGAGGTTTGCTTGTGAACCCAACGCATGAGCAGATGGCTGGTGGGTGCCCCTTACACCCACCAGCCGCCCATTTACCACAAATAAAAAAGCCTTCAGGACTGAAGGCGTCTGTAACAACCAAACTGATAGTCTGCCAGACCCGCCATAACCAGCTGGGTCAGTATTAACTGGCAGCGTTCGCGTGAAAGGTAAGTATTCTGCGCAATCTCCCCGACTGTCGCCGGGTCGGTAACGCTTAATTCATTAAACACCACTCTGGCGGTTTCTGTCATATCCTGCTGTTTCAGCATGTCTTTTTCCCTTTTCCGGTTAACGTGACACACCAATAACTCTTGTCGAAAAAGCCAGCAACCTGAAAGAACGGTATTAATAACCACCAGCGAATTTATTGCGCTGCTGTATATTACGGACACAAAAAAACCACCTTCCGGTGGCTTCCTTGTGCGAAAAAACTTGCATTTCGCCTCGCGATACAGCTTTGCGAAGCTTACAGGAATTCAAGCTGTTTCTGCGTAAAAAAGCAAGCTTTTTTTATCGAAATGAATCGTGCATAGGTACATAAAGCATGTGTTCAGCCACGGCTAACCAACCTGCAATACGTTTCTCACATGTGCTGAAACACCATTCCGGGTGAGTACGATTTAAACATTCTGCCATTTTTCTCTTACTCATTCCCCGTCCTTCGTACCTTTGCCGGAGAATATTGATTAGCCCGGGATATTCCCCAAGCACCTCACTGATAACGCGATCAATAATCAACGCCTCTGTGTCTGTACAATGTGACAACCAGCTCTTCTGCTTCCCTCTGGTCATATCCCGAAAAAATGCCTCAAGTTCCGGTTTTTCCAGCCCGGATTTCTTCATGCTGCGTAAAACCTCATTAACTGCTGTTTTCGTCAGCTTTTTCGAAACCAGTAACCGGTTAAACATATTTCCGGATTTACCCCCACCGATATACGACCACCGCCCCCACATCCGTAATTTCCCCTGGATCCAGACTGCTTCCAGCGTGTTCAGGCGTAAATGTTCGCCGCTTTTGCCTGTAATTTCCGGATATATCATATTTACGCTCACTCACTCTCAATTTTGTAAATCTTCACACCCAGCCGTCCACCAGATACTGGCTGACCACGTACAATATTGATTTCATCAAACTGCTCATCGTCCATTAACACTCCCGCATGCGTCAGCGCATCCAGCGGTGCTTTCAGAATATTGTCCAGGTCACGACGACGCTTATCCGGTGGCTCTGCAATAATTTTTATTGCCAGCCGTCCGGACAGGCTTAATTTCAGTCGCTGCTGGCGAACAATAAGCACCACTGCCCGGCGATAACGCTCCCCGGCTTTTGATACAAAATATGTGCTGCCACGGCGTCGCCAGTAAGTGTTCACCGTCGGCGGGTAAGGTAAAACCAAATCTATGAGCATCAGTCACCTCTTTTACCCGAGCACGCCAGTCGCAAAGGCGTGATCAAGAAAACGAAAAATTAAATCAACCTGGGAACCATGCTTTTCTTCGAACGCCAGCGGATCCGCATGAAGCTCGTTGTGATGCTCCCGACACAGCGGTAGCGTGAAAATATCGTGGGATTTTGTTCCCATTCCGCCCTGACCATGACCAATCAGATGATGAGGATCGTCCGCTGGCTTACCACAACACGCACACGGCTGTGTCTTTACCCAGCGTGTGTATTTCTCATTTACCCAGCGGCGACGTTTAGGTCGTTTCATGAAGGATTCCGGAGACTCCGGATCAACGGCAATGCTGACCACCGTCTTTTCCTGTGGTGGGTTTTGCTGGTGGGCGTGAGGCAGCGGCGCAAGATTTTTTGTGCGCTGCTTCAGTATGATGGTGGCGGTCTGCTCTCCCGGTACGATGTCGCTTTCACGGTACATTGAGCGGATTTTTTCCGCACGCAACCCCAGCGAACGACGTAATACCGCTTCCGGTAGCGCGTCCGCCACCTGATTGCGGACCGCCCACCAGGATAATTCAGCCAGAGATAATTCACGCTCCTGCGTACCGCTTATTGCGTGACCGATGACGTCAATCATCCATGCTGACAGGTTTTGATGAGCAAGTTGCTCGAGTGATTCGGATGTCTGGTCACGCAGCTGGTTGTCGCAGTGCCAGCACAACACCATTGCGCCGGTACCATAACGGTGAATAACGGTTTCACTGTGATGATAGTCACCATGAGGCCACTGGCAGGATTTGACATGACGCAACAGCCAGTCAGACAGTGCACCAGCGCCACCAACAGCACGAATCACACGCTCATTGCTGAAAAACGGCAGTAATGATTTATCCTCCGCCAGCGGCTGGCGAACGGCAGGGACGATGCCGGACGGCAGACCGCGCATGCTTTTCGGCTCCGGCTCCACAAGCACTCGAGGGTTATGGAATACCTGCATGGATTCACGGCCTGGTTTAAGGACCACCACCCCAAGTTCCGGTACCGGAACAGGTCGAAGTAATACCCGCACGTTACCTCCAGATGCGTTGCTGGAATGTGCGGGACGGACGCGGTGGGCGCTCGGAGTACGGCAGCCTGACGTAGATTATCCAGTGACGATAATCGAGGCTGAGGGCTTTCCTAAACTCATACCCACGTCTGCGGTAGTTCTGAATCAGCCATTCGGCCTGTTCTTCAGTGCATGGGGCGTGCCGGAACCAGTCAGATTTGAATGCATGAGAACGCCGCCCGTGCCTGCTGGCAAAGACGGCTGAATTATCAGAATTGTGTAGTCTGGAATTTTGCGCCATCGGCTTTCTCCGGTGGCACAGTGTTACTCAACAGGGGTTCAGCCCTGCGCTGAATTGTAGATGAATTCACTAATCTTCAAAAGCAGAAAAACCAGCCTTAATCCCAGCTTCTTTCAGAGACGGCAACGATGTGACAAATTCATTTGCACGCAAAATAAAACCATCCGTCACAAGCCCATCCACAAAATGAATTAACGCAGCTCCACTCTTCCTTTGTTGAGACTGTAAACATTTAATACGGCAGTGGCTGACAATAGCGCCCTTCTCAACGCGCACAGTATAGAGGCCATCTTCACTAAAAATTTCACGTAATTCTTCGATTCTCATCAACAGAATCCTTCCAGATAAATAGCACTCCCCTGTTCGGGGTCCATCCCTCTTCTCCCTGCGCGCTACTTAAGTATTTTTGATTCTATTCCGGCGCCGTCCGGAACTTCAAACGCGTTGAAAATAAAAACAAAAACCCGCCGAAGCGGGTTAAGTGCGGGTGCGTTGAGGATGCCTGACACATCAGAGGTGGCGAGGGATTTCTCCCCCGCCTGGTCTCTTACTCCTCAGGTTCGTAAGCTGTGAAGACAGCGACCTCCGTCTGGCCGGTTCGGATTCGTACCTCGCAGAGGTCTTTCCTCGTTACCAGTGCCGTCACTATGACGATTAAACAGATGACGATCAGGGCGATTAACATCGCCTTTTGCTGCTTCATAGCCTGCTTCTCCTTGACCTTTCGGTCCGTAAGAGGCAATCTATATGTGACGAGCATATAGGGGCCTCACTTCGATTTATAGTCGGGTGGGGCTTTTATCTATCTGCCGTTGGTGTTCATGCCCGAGGCAGATAGCCTCAAGCACCCGCAGCAATCCTACTTAACTCTGCCGTTACAGCAAACCGTTTTCGCCCGATATGGGAATTCCCATATCGGAATGAATTCAGTTCACCTGGCGAGGCTTAGCGTACAATTTTTTCCGTTTTGTGAGCTGCCCCTACATGCCGCTGGCGCGGCATCCGGAAAAAGAATCCACGTCCTGAAGGACGAGGATGTCAAGTGCCTTTCCTGGTCCAGCCATATTTTTTGAATGCAGGCGCCGCTTCATCGGTTTGTAGCCATTCTGCAAATCGACGGGTTTCATCATTTGCATCCTGACGTACTGTAATGTTCATATCACGCCATATCACGTAGTCTGGCGCTATTTCCACGACATCACCAATTTCTGGATTACTGGCTGCCCAGTCAGCCCAGGTTATCCAGACATCTGCTCCAGGCTGATTCTCAAGAGCCTTACGTGCAGTTCCGCTATTGGGCGCATATAAAATAATATTTTTTCGGATTGCGGCGACAGTTTCTATATTCCCTTTACGTCCGGCAATATCTTCCCAGACGCCAGTGCCTGATGTATTACTGGTACCACCACCATCATTAACAATTACGCCAATCCCAGGTCTGGTCAGGTCGTCAATACTCCGGATATTTTTAGGATTACCTTTCTTTACCAGTAAAATACTTTTTCGCAGATAAAGAGGCTGAATATCTTTTTCACTGAAGCTGTCTTTATGGTCCCGAATGATAGCCAGAGCAGATTGTTCTGATGCGCCAAACAAGATATCTGCATTTTTTTTGGCATCTTCATTCCATTTGTTCTGTGGGCCGTAATGAACGTTCACTATAATACCTGTTTTTTCGGCATAAAGTTTGGCTGCATCAAGCAAGGCTGTATGCGGGCCACCAGGACCATACAGATTGATATCAGCATAAGCAGCAGAAGACAGGAATATTAAAAAACCTGCCATTATGTTCCTCATAAAAAACTCCTTTTATTGGTTATCATGAAATAAAGTTATAAACACTACAAATAATATATATTACATCCAGATAAACTTATCCGACTTTACCTCGTGCATAGCTTGTTATTTAAAGTCAACAAAATAAGGAAAATTATACGCATATTGAAGAGTATAAACCTTACATGTTGATTACATTTTTGTAATCAACATCCTGTTTGGAATAGCCAGCCTTTAATGGATAACTATTTCTGACAATGCAATGAGTATAATCAAGTCCATCTTCCACTGAGAATTAGAGGCGGCATGCTTTTTCCGGCTCTTGCCGGATATCCGTAATTGTCCATAATCTGCAGATTTATACCTTCTGCATGACCTGTCAGCGAAAATTTGTCCGGTGTTTCTACGGGAATGACATCAAAAGTTACACGCACTCGCGTTACCGTGTAGACCTACTTTCCTGCACTTGCAAGATCACAGTGGTGTAACCGTAACAGGAATTTATTCTCTGGACCGGCAGTAAATCCCTGAGTGGCGTGGTTCCCATATCAATTTCCCGCCAGGCAGCCTCCATTGCCAGCGTACAGGCTGGAGCCATGACCTGCCCTTTAAATCTGGCCCGACCATCCCACCGGACGTGTTCTTCTCCCCTGAACTTAGGTACAGTCATCTCCAGTGGCACAAAAGTGTCAGCGCCATAATTTTTGACCGTTATCGCGCTACGGATATTTTGTTGACTGGTGAAAATCACCCCGCAGAATCAGGCTTATTCCCTTAACCTGGGCTTTCATCCTGACCGCCGCCTCACTACGACCAATCAGACTGCCGATGCATTTTACCTTCATTGTTAGTATCATGATTTCAGGCCTGCACCATCCGCTCATTGCCCGGACTTCCGACAAATCCCGGCAACCATATCCCGGTGCTTGTTCAGCTCCCGCAGCGCGGCGCAGACTCGCTCCCACTTCTGGACATGATTCTTCGCCCTACGCAGTTCGCGATTTGCCATATGCAGCGATGGCAAAATCAAATCATCTTCTCGCGTTGCAGTAAACGATGGCAGCGACTGCACAATGTCCGCCACAGTTTCTGTTTTAATATCTTCCTGTGTTGCATCTTTCTGTACCGGTAACGCAACACCGGCTGGCTGAGGAAAGGCTTTACCATCGGTTTCCGCTACCGATTCAACTTTCGGCTCTGCTGGTAAATTATCACCTGGTATGCAGTAACGAATTTTACCGTTCTGGTTTACGCGAATCAGACGACCTTTGCTGATTGCCATTGCCAGCGTTGAAGCAACTTTGCGGGATGTTGTACCGAACAGCGTAGCCAGTTCATCCGCCGTTTGTGGTCCGCGTTGTTCAATCGTCGCGGTTAAATCGCACTCTGAGATTTTCGCTTCTGTTGCCGTGGTGGTTTCTTCTGGCGCTGGCTGTTCCTGCTGAACGTTGTTATCAGCCACACGCCAGGTGTATACGCTTTTATCAACGAAGCCAGCCTTTTTCAGTTCCCACAGCTCGTTCAGTACTTCTTCACGACTGATATCAAGTCGCGCAGCCAGCTATACCGACGTGGCTTTTCCCATCGCTTTCAGTGCGTCAAAAACAGTCTCCATAAATTTCCTCCCGGTAAAAAATCACTTCTCAACTCAAACAAAACCAGCCGCTTTCCGGCGTTCATATTCCTGTTTCAGCAACTCAATTGGCGTTGGCCCCGACGGGCGTTTGGGGGCCGCCAGTTGTCGCCGGACTGGCGGAACGCTCAGGCCGTTACTAACATGCTTTGCCCATTTCGTCAGTTGCCGTTCTGCAAGCCGTTTTAATTCCCCTTCGGTCATCTGGCGCTCAATCCCCTTTGAACGCATCTCGAGGCAAATGTGATACAGCACAGGCTGAGACCACGGGTACTTATCACTTCCGTCGTATCGCCAGGACTCATTGCGCCAGCGGCGGTACTCCTCCATCACAGCATCCACCGTCAGACCGAATGGATTGGCTCCGCTTTTCGAAATCAGTGCCACAAACTCAGCCAGGTCCGGAGGCCATGTTTCACCCGCCCGGCAGCGGTCCATGCACTGGCGGCAGACCTGCCGGATTTGCTGCTCAGTCATCGCGCCAATCTGTGCAATCCAGAGCTTCGAAGGTGCGGCCCCGTTCTTCTGGATCCAGCGGTTCGAATAAACCACCCCCATGAGTTCCCACAGCTTCCAGGCCGTTTCCGTCGCTGATAAATCCGTTTTCACGTTCCCACTGCTCACGTGCTGCCCGAATTTCCTGAACTGCCCGTGATGCGGTGCCACCTGGTGCTGCTGCATGGTTTACCCCTTTGCTGACTGGTTTAACCTGCGCCCTGACGTGATTTACGTGACGGGCGAATTTCTGCTCCCACTGAATCTGCGTAAACACTTTCCCCTCCGCTGCCCAGTAGTCCCGGAAGGCGGCAAGTTCAGCAGGTGTAAATTCTGTCTCCGGCAAAGCCATCCCCCACAACGCAGCCCGTCGTCGAAAATCCCGTGACGGATACCAGCTATCGCTCATCGGGAATTTTCCGATGGGTTCGCTCAGGCCATACAGGAATACAGGGGGGGCTGCCTGTAACGACAAAACTTCCTGCTCACTGGTCGGAGCACTCTCGCGTGCGTTATGTGTGGGGTTTAGATCTTTGGGTTCCTTTGGGTTCCGTGATCCGTTTTTGGGTGTCTTTGATGGAAAATTTGGGTGTCTTTGGTTATTTTCCATGCAGCTAAGAGTTCTGTTTTTGGGTCTGTTTTGTGCTGAAACATAACCATTTTCGGTACTGTTTTTATTAACAGCACCAATTTTACCCACCTTTAAAGACTCCCGTTTTTGGGTGTATTCAGGCTCGGCAACACTTTCTTCTACACCGATAAGTCGGTACACCACAATTTGCTTTGTTCTGCCTTTTCTCTCACCGGTATCAACAATTAACCCAATCTCCATCAGGTGTCGTAAGCTGTCCTGCACAGTCTTTTTGTTCAGTTCCGTTACTTCTGCCAGTGCAGATACAGACGGGTATGCACACAAATCGGCACCGCACATATCAGCAAGCCAGGTCAATACTGACTTACTGGATGAACTGCCGGTTTTCACCTTTTTAGCCCATCGTAGTGCATCGATACTCATACGCCCCCCTGGCAGACATTTGTTTATCTGCAAAGTAATATTGGTATTGCTGACGATACGCGTGCTTGAAAGCAATAGCTTTTTCTATAAGCTCGTCAGTCTCACGTTCCACAACAACTGGATCCGCAAAAAGCAGCCCGGACTCCACCACATCGCCATATTCTTTGTTTAACCCGGCGATCATGTACGTAATGCTTTTTCCGTCAGTAATTTCACAATACAATCTGAAATCGCTGATCCGGATAGCCTCCATAATTGCCGGAATCAGCGCCGTGAATTTGTCACGCTTATCTCTGGTGTCGATAGCTTTCCAGCGTTCGAATATCTTCACCCGGTTAACGCCCAGCGCCCGTTGATCAACCTCGCCATCATTAAACGTGACGCGTTGAACATCGATGTTCGGGCGTTCTTTCAGAGCCCAGAATGCTTCCGTGATTAATATCGTCGCCTGCTCCTGTGTCATTCCTGGTCGGCATACCCAGGTATCCAGAGCCTCACAAACCTGTTCAGTGGTGATTTTCATTGTTCAACCGCCCCGCCCGCTTTGCCTTACGATATTCGTCATAAACTTTGGGGTCGTACTGAAGTTCCCCGCCGGATGCCTCTTGCAGGCGCATCGCGCGACCTTCAGGAACCAGTTCCCCCCATGCAGCAACGCTTGCCAGCCTAACTCCTGCGACATTGGCAAGCTTTGTTTTGCTGCCAAAAAACGCTATAGCATCAATTTTCAACATATCGAAACCCTTAGATTTTCCTAAGGAAACTAGATCGTAGAGAAACCTAAGTCAAGAAAAATTAGAATTACCTAATATGAAAAACGAAACCTTCGGTGCTCGCCTCTTATACAGGCGAAAAAAATTAAAACTGTCTCAGGCCGCATTAGGTAAGCTGGTCAAAGTGGCTCACGTAACAATTTCTCAATGGGAAAGAGATGAAACACAGCCAGCGGGGAAGAGATTATTCGCACTGAGCCAGGCGCTTCAGTGCTCGCCGACTTGGCTTCTTTTTGGAGATGAAGATAAGCAACCAGGCGAACCGATCCCAGATAATCAGCCAGTCAATCTGACAGAAGATCAAAAAGAGTTGCTTCAACTGTTCGACGCACTGCCTGAGTCAGAGCAAAAGGCTCTGTTGTCAGAGATGCGTGCTCGAGTTGAGAATTTCAACAAACTTTTTGAAGAACTACTCAAAGCTCGCAAAAGAAGCGCAAATAAATAACCCCCCTTTTTTTCGCAACTCTCTGTAATAAAAAGCACAAACTTTCAAATACTTGTGTTTTTTACATCAAGAAGCTTAGGTTTTTCTACACAAAAAGCTTGACCATAACTCTTAGGCTATTCTAAATTCTACTCATCAAGACACCGCACGGTGTTCTCAGCAAACAGTTCCGCTACCCGGCGTTAAGGGGAAGCAGAGGATTTCTCAGTGGGCGAGTCAAACATCAGAATGGAAGGCGTCCAGGGATCAGCAAAGAAACAGCGATGGCGCTTTATATTGATATCAGCGCCATTGCCGGACAGGTAAGAGTTATCAGAGCGGTAACTAAGCGGTATGCGCCTTTACTTCAGAAAGTCTCTGGTGAGTGCACCGAAGATATTGTCAACGATTTCGTCATCGAACTGCGAGGACTCATCTTCAGTTACAAGGTGACCACAATTTTTGCAGATGGCTCCCGCGAAACTGTCAGAGCCCTGCGGCTTAAAGGATGTGTCAAAGACTTAGCCACCACATTCTGGGCAAGAAAACTTGATTGTATTCATAACCAATTTCCTCTCGAGTAACAGACCCCTCAGAGGATACCACCTCGCCTGACGTGGTTAAAAAGCAGGCAACGCTAACCACAAGGAGCCGACATGCAGAAACGAGACCCCGTCATCATCGCGCCAGACTATACCGATGATGAACTTTATGAGTGGATGCACCAGAAAATTAAGGCGGTGCAGGACCTGAAATGGGCCAATGAAGCCAGGGCTAAGCAGGCTGAAAATCTGTCCGCTCTGGAGCAGGATATCACCAATCTGGAAAAAGCAGCGGCATTAAGCATTGCCAGAATGATTACATACCCACGTTAATAGCTAACCAACGAGGCTAATAATGGAATTTAAAGATTTACCAACGCCATTACAGGAAATGGCATCGAATATAGTTCGTTCACAACTGGCTACTCTTGACCTTAGTACCGCAGAAAAAGAAACCATCGATAATATGGTTCGTAATGTGCGCAATGCTTTTTCTGGGCTATATGGTTCTGATAATCAAAAGCAGGAAAGCGATGTTAATAAACGGGTAATTTCTGTTTGCGTGAATGGCCATGTTCTTTCATCAATCAAAACAGAAACGGCGACAGTCTTCGATTGCCTTTGCATTGTACAGAGCCTTGTTGATGCCCTGTTTCGTTCAGTGAATTTAGAAAATGATGCAAATCTGCGAGGGCGCATAATAGCACATCCATATGCACATACTTTAGGCTCTGTGGATATCAAAGATCCCACAAATCTTTAATGAAATAGTTAACGCGAATTGTACTTGCTCTTTCGGTTGCTTTCAGAATACGCGTTGAAACTGCTGGCGGTAATTTGGTATTCCATTTATTAAAATCATGCCCGGGAAAGTACTCTTCGAAAATACTTTTAACTGCAGACTCGCCTATTGAAATGCTGCTTACCATGCGATTTTGATAAAGGCATTTAGCAATAAGAGTTGATTTTAACATTCACCCTCCTGAGGGTTGGTAATTAAGGAGTTCTCCACGGGTGAAGTGGAGTGCGTGCGCCGGACACGGGTGAACATCCGGCACTGACAGTTTACTGAAAGGATATTTCTCTGAAAAGTCAGAGCATAACGCGAAAGCGCACGGCGAGGTTGCTGGTTCATAGATAGCCTGTCGTTAAATTTTCGTCGACCGTGCGCTTCCGGTTGTGGCACTCCGCGAAATGGCGCAGCGGTAAGTATGGCGGGGTTATTCCTTCCCCGTTGAGGACACCGGGTTGTCAGGTTGACCATACGCTTAAGTGACAACCCCGCTGCAACGCCCTCTGTTATCAATTTTCTGGTGACGTTTGGCGGCATCTGTTTGCCCATGAACTGATGTCCGCCCTTTTTAAAGTGAATTTTGTGATGCAGTGAATGCGGCTAAGCGCACGCGGAACAGTTAAAGCTAAAAACAGTGTTATGGGTGGATTCTCTGTATCCGGCGTTAATTGTTAACTGGTTAACGTCACCTGGAGGCACCAGGCACCGCATCACAAAATTCATTGTTGAGGACGCGATAATGGAAAC